AGTAGCATAAGGCCATGGATGATCATGCACATCATCGGGGTCTGACTTAAGAAACTTGTGCAGGAACACATTGAATGGAAACCATGTTCTGTCGCGGAGAAATACATAATAGCGTTCGAGATAGGGTTCATTGCTTTGACGATCTAATACAATTCTTCGACGACCTAATTTGTCTAATAGATTTAGTAAAATTTTCATTTTAGAAAATATTTCTCAACTACTTCTAATTTGTCCATGTATTCAGCAATGTGCGAAATTTCTTTTTCTAACGCATCCATTAGATCTGTGTGTTCAGGTAAAGCAGTTGGATTTTGTAACATAACTTCAACGTTCATGCGGTGCTTGGTAATGTGTGCCTGAAAATGTTCTTTCAAAGCAGCAATTAATTGATCTCTCATTACTTTTCCTTAATTTTTCTTTCGTGTCTTTTTTACTGCGGTAGCTGGAATATTCGATTCATGTTTTAGTATGGCATTTCGCACTTCACTAAGCAATGCTTCGTCATCCCACTTTAATTCTGTGCGACCATTGGGCCAGGTTGTTACAGTTAAATGACTGCCCACTACTACTGTTGGTTCTAGACTTAAAGATTCGGCCTTGACCTTTTTTACACTTTTCTTAGCTGTTGGTTTTTTCACTATCATGTTAGTCTCCTTGATCTTCTGAGATAAGATCATTTATTGCGTCAGCAATATCGTAGCCCCAATCCCAATTATTTTGATTAGCTTCGTTCCATTCTTCGCTGTAACTTCGGCGTCTATGTAGCCTTCGACACCGATGGCAAACCAATCAGCAAAGTTTTCAGCGTCCACATAACCTTGATCGTTGACAACCTTGTGCTTGGTTAAAATGTCTCTGATCATATCAAGATTACTAGACCCATCGATACAGTCTTCTAGCTCATCGTCGGATAATTCATGCACAGATCTATTCGTCGCCATGCCATTCTTCTCCGGTGTCTACGTTAGTTAATTGGATAGGGCCATAGATCCAATGTTCGGTTTCATCGTTGACCCAGCCGTCACCTTCCATGCCTTCGTACCAATCTTCATCCCAAAGTGCTTGGATACGTTCCTGTTCTTCTTCGGGCATGTCATCGGGAAATGTCCATTCAACCCACGATCCGTCGATCATGTCTTCCATTTCCCAACTGTAATCAGTGGACATAACATCATAACCATCTGGATTATTTAAGTCGACGTCGGGGCGTTCGTCGCTTTCACAGGTCCATGTGCCCCAACGAAAACCTTCGTCCTTGATTACCGTGACACCGTCCTTGATCCAGAACTGACGTTCTACTGCACTTTTTTTATGGTAATTGGTAATTTTCCAGATAGCCATGATTAATCTCTTTCGGCTTCAACAGCTTCCATAATTAGTGTAACAAGATCGTCGAGGTTAGAGCAAATTAGTCGAGCATTTTTCCAGTCACCTTTTTCGTCGTGTCCGGAAATTTCAAACAGGAAGCCATTGTCAAAAATGCTAACTGTAAAAGAGTCGCCGGGCTTGGCAACCTTGTCGCTGATTCTGCTAATTGATGGTTTATTTGCAGTCATAGTTTATTCCTTTCGATCGCCAAACAGTTGCAGTAGGCTTAAGAAGATATTAATAAAATTCAAGTATAAAGTCAAGGCCCCTTGAACTTCAACAGCATCTGTAGTGTCCATACTAACCATTTCTCGAATTTGTTGTGTATCGTAAGCAGTTAGTCCGAGGAAGATGATAATAGCCAATGCACTAATGACCGTGGCAAAAACGCTACTGCCAATAAAGATATTAACAATACTGGCAATAATAATAGCGATAAGGCCAATGAACATAAACTGGCCAAGGCTAGTAAGATCCCTTTTAGTAAAGTATCCATAAAAACTCATTACTCCAAATAGGATTGCCGAACCCATAAATGCACTAACAATACTGCCCATCTGGAATACAGCAAAGATTGCGGCAAAACTCAAACCCATGATGGCAGCGAATCCATGTAGCAAAGCCATGGCCACCGCTCTAGGCGGATTGGCATTAAGTGCCACTGTAATCAAAAATACTGCTACCAAAGGTGCAAAAATAACAATCCATTTTACAAAGCCAGTAAAGAAAAAGTTCACTAGCTCGGGGCTACTGCCGATAAGATAGCTAACAATCATACTGGTCAATACTGCTAGACTCATATGGCCGTAGACACGACCCATGGCTGAATTAACAGCAGCAGCATTTCTATAAACTAAAGTAGTCATTGTAGTCTCCTTTTAACGTGGTGCCCAGTCTTGCTGAAGCTTGATATTATCCATAAATTCTTTTTTCACACTAGGATCAGTTTTAAATGCTCCGTGTAGCACAGTGGTTTGTGTTAGACTACTGTGAGCCATAATACCACGATTCTCACAGCAACCGTGTGTGGCCTGTATATACACACCCACATTATCACTGCCAGTGGCCTGCATGATAGCGTCGGCAATAACTACACACAGTTCTTCTTGTAATGTTCCTCTCCTTGCACACCATTGTGCAATACGTGTATATTTACTTAACCCAATTAGCTTGTTGGCTGCAATAATTCCAATATAGGCTACGCCATTGACAGGTTGGTGATGGTGACTGCACATACTGCGCAATTCACTACGCACTACCAACATACCTTCATAGCGGTCTAAACTATCATTAGGGAATGCTGTACAGTCGGGCGGAGTTTCGTAACGGCCGCTCATGATTTCATTGAAATACATTTTGGCTAGTCGGCGTGCGGTTCCGTGGCTGTTAGGATCTGTTTCGCGATCGATCAACAATACGTCGAGTACATCTTCGAATGCTTTGGTAGCTTGGTCGATCAGTGCTTGTTTGGTTGCTTCGTCAACATATTCCGAAACGTTGTCACCGGCCCAGAATCGTTTGCCGTTGGCCTTCATGCGTTCGCGAAGGACTTGTGCTAGATTTTTTTCAGTCATTATAGTTTTTCTCCGAGTTTACGACGAGGATGTCGTTATATTAATTGTACAGTATTTAGATTGCGTAGTCAAGGTATTAAGACCCATGTTTACGTTCCCAAGCCCAGGCTGTGGTTACAATATTTTCAATACTGCTATTATCCGGACGCCAACTTGTATCTTGTTGAAAACAATCGCTGTTGGCAACTAGATAATCGGGGTCACCATCGCGGCGAGGCCCGATTTTAAAATCGATCTTTTCTCTAACGGCCCAATTACAAGACCAGATAATTTCTTTATTACTATGCCCTTGGCCAGTACCTAAATTATAAGCTCGAAATTCATTAGTTTTCATAACTTCGGCCAAGCACACAGACTCCAAATGAGCTCTGGCAATATCGGTTACATGTAAATAATCTCTAACGCAGGTTCCGTCTTTGGTGTTGTAATTGTCGCCAAATAGAGTAAAAGTTTGACCCTGGCGATATGCGCTAAGAACTCTGGGTATCATGTGTGTGTCGTTGACCACATGACCTAACTCGCTGTCAGCATCGCAACCGGCGGCATTAAAATATCTTAGAGCAATTCCGCGGATTCCGTGAGCACGGCAATGATCTTGTATTACATGTTCACAGAATAGCTTGCTACGACCGTAAGGGTTTATAGGAGTTTGTGGGTCAGTTTCGTACAACTGTTGATTACCTTGCGGTTGACCGTACGTGGCTGCACTACTGCTAAAAATAAATTTACCATGCCAATTAAATTTACTATGTAGTTGCTCTAGTAAACTGTTTGTCTTGGCAGAATTATTGTAATAATATGTGTAAGGATCAGCAATACTAGGCCCAACAAGACTAGTTCCTGCACAATGAATTATAGCATCAACATCATTGATAGACGCCACGGAAGCAGTAACATCAACGAAATCATCTACAAACAATTGATCAAGAAACCGAGCAGCCTGTGGTATAGTACGATCTCGATCTACACCAATCACATGATATCCTGATTCTTTAAATACTTTGGCAGTGTGACTACCGATGAATCCCATTGCTCCGGTAATAATAACACGTTTGTTCATTGAAACATTGTAGTTGATAAAAAAGAAAAAGTCAAAAAAATGGTAGACCGTAGTCTACCATTTTGTTGAAGTCGCCTGCTTTATTGTTGACGACAAATACGCTCTCTATAGATTTGTCCTTCGGACGTTTGAATTTCACGCCATTCGGAACAAACAACTTGAGTATCATTATCTCTTTCGATTATTACGGTTTTGTTCTCATTACGCTTGGCAACTTCATTTACAGCCGCACCAATAATAACACCACCGATCAATGGAGCTACCCAATTATCTCTGTGAATAATTACAGGTGCTCGATGTAGATGATGATGGTGATGCGAATGCCAACGATGATGGTGGACACCGTGACCGTGATGTGCCTTTGCGGGTAATGCAAAGACTAACAACATAAATCCAACCAATGCGTAGAACTTGTTCAAATAGCTTTTCATGTTATTCCTTTGAAAATGCAGTTTATTCGGCTTTCTTAAACATACCCATTACTCGGGCTTGTATGTTTTTAGCGAATTGTGGTTGTGGAAAATTCCAACCAACAAATGCACCGATTGCTAGCCAAAAAATAGTTTCTAGCATAATACACCTCCTTTGTCAAAGTGTATTAGTATTTAGCTGGACTTGCATGCTTTCTATAGTCTGAACTCATACGCAGCATGTGATCACCGCTGCCTTCTAAAATATCGCAAATACGATCAATAGTTCCGTTGTTATAATCGCTAATTTGACCTATTTTAACATGCGGAGTCTCAAGCAATGGCTCTAGTTTGTTTAAAGCATCATCTATACTCCAAGGTATATAAAGACGGTCTGGATCGTTGGCAAAGGTTTCTGGGAAACTACGATAAGCAGGATACAGGACGTTGCAACCCAAAGTATCAGCTTCTGAAACAGTGTTAGAGACCCAGTCTTGAAGGGCACAATTAAACAATACGCGGCTATCATTGAGAAGAGCGTAGTAATCATTTTTTTCAAGATCCTCGTAAATGGTTAGCAATCCACGATTTTGTAAATCGCGGGTACGAGCCATATAACTTGAGTTGTTGCTCTTGAGCTTGGCACCACTAAACACAGCGAATTCGGCTATACCAGGATGCCTGCGATTAAATTCTTCAATGAGATCCATGAAGAACTCGGGCTGCTTTTCCTGATCCCAACGTGCAGCAAACCCTACACGCCGGGCTCGATCATGAAAAGGCTTTAGTGCACCAGGCACACGACTGCGTACTTCATCTTTACCAAAGGCTAGGCCACTAATATTGTAAATAGGAGCACGCCACCCAGCAATACGCATGTGAGCAACCATCTCCTCGTTGGTGGCGAGAACTCCGTCCACGAACTCATTAACCATTTGTTCGTAGAGTCCCATCCATTTTGCCATACCCCATACATGTACGAAATCGTCAGGATCAATGGACTGAGCAAGACAACGAACAAAAACACGGGGACGATGAGCAGCGGGAATTTGATCGAAAATGTATGGTAGACTTTCGATGCCCGGCTGAAACATGTCTTCAAAATAGATGACGTCTTCATTGGTTACTTCTCCTGCCTTCATCATACGAACCAAGTTCATGATCTGGCTCATACCAAAGTATGATCGACCGTGTGCATCAAGAACTTGACCTGTGACAATGGCTTGATCATTGCTCAATGTTTCGCCGGGTACGATAACATAATCAATACCGCGGCGTTCAAAAACACTACGATTCCATTCTTGAAGTTGTAGTGTATAACGTGCTTTATAAGGCTCTAGGCCCATGTAATAAAGTTTACGCACAGTTATACCTCAGATTGCCCACGACGAAATTGTTTAGCACTCCAAGACCAATTATCACGTGGATTTTTTCCTTGCTGAAAACGCATGAACTCACTGTAAGGGCTATGGTCGTTGCCAAGATGTGCTTCGTTAAATGGGTATCCGTATTCAACGCAGAATTGACGATAGCGATCCAACTCGTCAAAAATACGAGTGACTTCGGGCTTCATAACAAAATACTTCTTAAGACGATCGCGGGACATAATTAATCCTTTAATAAAAAATTAAACACTAAGGGTTTGCGAAGGCATAAAACAGTTGTAAGAAATAGTGCAACCATTTTCGCCATCTTCGCTGACAGAGATTTCAACGTCTCTGTTTGGATAACGACTAGCAATAGCCTCGTAAAGGTCGTCGCTAATCATTTCACAACTTTTGTAATCTAACGACAGTACACCTTGGTCGCCAGAATACAATCCTTCAAGCCATCGCTTGAATTGAATGAATTCCACATCTCTGTCGTTATGGAAAACTTGAATGGCAATATTAAAATGAAAAATATGCCTATGAGGGTGACCCAAAAACGACACATCATATTTGTCTCCGGTTTTTAGATTAGGATCATCTAGCGCCGCAGGATATTTGTGAATTCCTTCTTTTCGAAAAGTAACCCAAATCATTCTACGAGCGTGTTTTTGCACTCGTGTGCGTTTTTCTTTTAACGCAGTTTCGTGTTGAATTTTCATTTAAATTAATGAAGAAGTTAATGAAGTTGTAGTATATGTAACAGACATTAGATTGTCAACGTTGTTGATAATCATAATTCTAGATCTTTGGTGTATTTAGACCAGTCAGTAAACACACAACGATTTTTTAGTTCGTGGACGCTATGGCACCAAACACCGGGATTGGTAGCACGAAAACCTCGATCATCAATCTTAACAGTAGCGTTGTAACCTAGTTGATCGATGTAAGGTAGCTTGACCGAAATCATAGGAATAAAGTTATGATATTCGGTTAGCCCGCTTTCAAGTAGGCCTTCGACGCAGGCTACATCAATGTCAAGAGTGCAAAGATGACCTTGGTCGAGAAAATGTCGAATCATAACTTCCCATGGTTTCCAACCTGCGGCATCATTGATTTCAAGTTTGGGAAAGCTCATATTGGCACCAAAGTAGATATGTTCAATAGGTTCAATAGTATCGGTGATACAGTCTTGGATTTTCTCAATGTCTTGGACACCTACAACAAACAATGTGGTTTTACCATAAGCCGGTGTGTGTTCTACTTCGGTGCCAACAAAAAACTGTGCTCCGGTTTCAGGATTTCTGTTCATCTTCGAGTCTATCTAGTTCTGATTCGTTGAATTCTACACTGTCTTCGTCGTCTCCGTCAACAACTTCAAACAGATTGTTAAACATAGTGTTGGCATTCATGGTCTTCTTACCTTTGAAACCGCGAGTACCAACAATCTGCATCCAATAGGTACTGTAGTCTTCAATTATAGATTCAGCTTCGGCTTTACTCTTAGCTGCAAAGATTCTTTCAACAATATCTTCAAATAGTGCATAATCACCACCATCTCGGCGCATCATTGCAGGATGAAAGCCTGCATCAAACTCTCTATTGGCTCGTTGCACTGCTTCGATGTGAGTCCAAACATTGTGCCCCATTAACAACGCATAGCTAAAGCTATCCCAAGAAGTCTTACCTTCTTTGCCAATCTTATTAAGATCTCCTGGTTTATAGATACAAATATCCTTGATAGTTAACATTTGACTAATTGGACTTTCGTCAAAATGTTTAACATATCCGTCATTGACGATTACATCGCTGTACGGGCGTGTGTCTGTAGAATATTTTTTATCATCTACACTGGGACTCATTCTATAGCACCACTTTTCATCATGCGGTAAATCGATGTGGTGGTAGACTTGGCCGTTAGCTGTGGCCAAGAAAGGGCTTGCACAATCAAAACTAATAGTAAAATTCGGATTGACATATTTTCTCACGGCTCGTTGAATAACAGTGAGCAATACCGCCCACTCAAGTTTACTGGTACCCAGAAAGTGCATCCAGTCGTGTAGCCCTGACTGTAGTAGGTTATCGTAGCGTAGTGCTACCAATCGCTTTAAAACCAAGTGCACATCGCACATGTTCTGACCGCCCATGGCCCAACCGTCAAAGTGGCGGTCTGGATAAACAGCAGGATCACAATAGACCTTCATGGTTTGATACCATTCTTCGGCACTGGTATGATTATCACCTTGTAATACGTTTAAGAAACGTGCGCCACCTTCTTTGACACCGCGACGATGACGCATAAAATATTCGTTGTTGTACTTGGTAGCATCTACTGCTTCTTGTAGTGTAGTAATCTTGCAGGCGGCACTGGCTTTCTTATCATGGATTACCCAAGTTGGAATATCAAGAATCATTCCATAGTCGGCCACATTGTCTAGCCAGTTTAAAACTAGCTCGCGCTTCTTTTGTGCCTGCGGACAACCTGAATTAGCTTTCCAATCACCTTCCCATAGACCTTTGGCAATCTGGAAACCACCCGAGTCACCAAGAATAAAAGTTCCTGGCTCGCGATTGCGAACCATGTCTTCCGACCAATCTTGTTTCTTAAGATCAAGATTAGCGTGTCCACCAGAATACAAACTCCAACGATAAGGAAACAATGCCTTTTGACTGTTAAGCCAATTTAACTGTTCCATGTCAGTTAGACCCTGCGGAAATCTCTTGGGGTCTACATACTGCTCATTTCTTTGCTTGCCTATAAAGGTAGCATAGAATCCTGAAATAGCCGGAAGAAATATAGCGTAATCGTTTTGTTTGGCTGTTAGATTATCTTGCATTGTTATTTTTATTTTGTTCCTCGTTTTGACACAAGGCTCGCATAAGTTCAAACTTTTCGTGCAGATCTTGAAGTCCGGGATTTCGTTTCATCAAGCTCTCAAGTTCTTGTTCTTGTTCCATTTTCTTTTGTGCCCAAACAAGAATTTCTTCGGCAGCATTGGACATTGAAATACACGCCGATGAACCCGAGGTTAAATTTTGCCATATGGATCCATCAAAGACTTCTAGATTCTGATTGCTACCGTTGTACCTTACTTGACCAACAGCAGGATTGTTACTGTTCATGTTAAAGTATGGAGTATATGAATTACCACTTTCAACACGTAGCCACGGCCCTGTGTGTATCACGTTTTTAATCATTTCTGCTGTGCAGGAATAGTGTAGTTGTAAATAGCAATGCCTGAATCAACAGTAATTTGTGCCGCACCTTCGTCGCTAAAGCGAATAGTTTTATCGCCGGGCAAAGACAAAATGCTGTTAAATGCTGCCACAGGCCACGACCATCCTTTGGTAACAGAACCACTGACTCCGTTGGCAAATACAAAGTTACCAGCATGGCTACTGCTGTCACCAAAGAAAAACTTTAGATCGGTGCCATCGGTCTTGGCAATAAAGGTAGTTTCTTCGCTGTTGGCCTGACTTTGAAAACGCATACGCTGAATACTGGCCACGCTGGGTTCAAGTTCTACGCCCCACTTAACACCTTTGAATTTTACATTCTTGATCTTTTCATTGACCACAGAAGCACCCATAAAGCGATAATCGTTTTTAAAGTCGCCGGCTTTGTTTTCAAAGTGAATGCCCGACGGAACTTTGCTTCCATCCACAGTTTGATAGTTAATGCTCAACTGTGCATCTTCGGCATACTCAGGAATATTAAGGATGGTATTCAACTTGCTCAAATTAGGCATGCCAAACGTGCCAATGAATTCAGCCACCGGACCGTGGAATGTAGCGTCAACTACCACACTGCGATCTTCCGCAATGGCGTTGATAACTGTTTCTTTGTCTGTGCCAGTGATTTTAATCAAGTCAATACCGCCTAGGCCGTGAGTGTGTTTAACAATGTCCAAAAGTGCGTCTTTCATAATTGATCCTTTAATAAAGAGTTTGAATAGTGTGTATAATACTGTGAATATTTAGATTGTGCAAGAGGTTTGATAAAATTAATCAAACGAAAATAAACTATCAAAAGTAGTTTTTGTTTCGGTATGCTCACCGATATTCCATTCTAGTACGCCTAATAGGTTTTCAACCTTTTGATCTACAATGGTTGTTTCCATAAGTCCGTCATCAAAGGGCAATTCTTTAAACCATTGCGGAATATGTTGCTCGTCGGTGGGATAGCCTACGCTGGTAAATCCTAATGGATTGGCCTTGAGCTTGCACACAATGGTTTTCATACCGTCTACAATGGCCATGCTGTAGTTGTCTGAATGCATGCGTCTAAGAGTGTTCCAATTGATAGCTGCTCGAACATGACCGGGCATATTAGCTCGACCTTGTCTGGCTTCGGCTTCGCTGAACTTGGTAAGATTGTTCACACGCTTAGGAGTGCCTTTTTCCCAAGCAGGTCTTTCTTGGAACGCAATCTTAAATTCTCTAACTTGATCGTAGACTTGTTCTTTGGTTGCTCCAGTCAGAACCCTGAGTAGCAAATCACTTAAGAAGTCTTGAACTACCTTGGGTGTGTCACTACGCTTGAGATCCAAGCCCATGGCTTTGACTTTGCCTGGCTTGCCATCTTTGTCTAATCTTGCACCTTCGAGATCATAGATTAGAACAGCATAGCGTTTCTTTTTAATGAACAGGCCTTTGCTGGCTACCAGTTCTCGACCGCCCTTAATAATAGATCCCATGTCTCTAGGACAATGAAATGCACGTTCCATGAATCCCGGGAAGCTATCGTTAACCTGATCAGCAATGTTATCATATAGCTGAACGCAAATGTCTTTGTTCCATTCCATACGTCCGGCAAGAACATCGTCTCGAACTGCGGGCCACGCACTAAAATACACAGAATCAGTATCACCGTAGATCACAGCTTCGCCAACGTGATCATAAACACCAGTAATACACTCATTGACAAATGCATCCATATGGCGTGCAATAACTCGTCCTGTTAACGTAGTTGACTGGCCAATGCGCTTGTCAAAAAAGCGACATCCAGGATTAAGAATAGCACCATACAATGAGTTAAGGTTAATTTTCTTAACCAACTGTCGCTTGTCCCAAAAGGCCTTGTCTTCAGCAGTTGTAGCATCTTTCTTTTTTGCCTGAAGTTCTTTACGTTCTGCATACCAACGCTCCAGTAAACCCGGTACAATACCTTTGACGTCATATTTAAAAATAGTACCGTTGGCACTAAGGATCCAAGGTTGAGTACCTTCGAAAATTAATTTCCAAATATCTTTGGCGCTGAGAGTATCACTACCGCCGCCTTCCCAATCGATAGTAATTTCTGTGCCCGCTTCGTTATTCATTACAGCAGTATATTCTAAACTACCAAATGTATTTTCCCAGGCGTCAGCAAAACTAGCACCACCGTCCATCTTTTCTTTTATGTAACGTTCGGTAAGGGTTGGTCGCAACTGTCCGACGATTGTTTCGGGCGCCATGTTAAGGGCTCTAATAGCCGAGGGATAGAGCGAGTTGATGTCAATGGCGCCAATGTATTCGTGCATGCCCCTTTTGGGATAAGCAACGTAGGCACCTGCCGCTTGCGTGTCACCTTGTTCATCTGAGCTTCTCCTATTTTGAACTACAAGACCTTTTTGATGTGCTTCGTTAATAATAGCTTGTTCGGTTACAGCCACTGCTCCCATGGTAGTGGGCAACAGCACAGTATTATCATGCGCTAGTTCGTTGGCTAAATCAATAAATCTTAGTTTTTTATCCAACTTGGCCAACAGCATGGTATCCTGACGGTTATATGTAATAAACGTTGGAAAATCTTTGTTGTACAGCTGATCTAGTGTGCCTTCGTATTGTGTCTTACGCTCATCTAATTCGTATTCGCCAATGGCATCCAAACTATAACTGTGACGTTCTTCATAGGTGTACTTGCGGTATAGTTGCATATAGTCCATATGCACACGACCGATCAAGTCAAATGTAATGTTTTCTGCACCAAAACGTTCGAATGTTCTCTTATGTGGATACTGATTCCAAAGACAATATCTGCGAGTGTCATCTTTGCTAAGTACCTGCATGGTACGCATGACCATGTAAGGAATATCAAAACCCTCACTGTTCCACCCACTGAGAATATCTGCATCGTCAATTAAATCTAAGAACGTCTTGATCATATCTTCTTCATTGTCGAAGAGATAACAATCGTCAAATTGATCGACTATTTCCTGAGCAGTTTCCCAACTGTAACTTTTAGGAGGAACGACCAAAGTAATCAATTTATCAAGCCAATCTAGATAAATCGAAATAGCAGTAATTGGATTAAATGGGTCTTCGGGCCGGCTAAATCCTCGCACTGGATCAAAGTCGACTTCAATATCGAAAAATGCAACATTCAGTTTAGGTGCGTCTTTGCCTAGATAGTTTTCTTCCAAGCAACGCACCAATGGTTTAATATCGCTTTCCCACAATTTATTTTTTGAATGTAGTTTTAGTTCTTTGTAGTACTCTTTGCCATTGCGAGTACTAAATCTACTAACAGGTGTTCCGTAAATTGTACGAAATTTTCCTCGCGGATCGTCGTAATAAAAAATGTAATTAGCCGGGTAATCTCGATATACCCTTTGCCCATTTACACGTTCTACTACATAAATTCGATCTTCGTCTTTCGAATATAATGCGTCTACGTAACTCAATTAATTAACATCCTTATAAGACCTAGACTGTCTATTGTAACTAGTAGTAAGTAATTTGCCAACATACCAAACGACTGTCGTGACCATGCCGCCCAAGCATACATAGCACAACCAATGATCCATAATGGATACATGGTTAGCAATGGTGGTTCGGGCACGGTTAGTGCCATGGTAAGACTGCAACCGATGCTTATAGCCCAGGCTATGATTTCAATGGCAAATCGAAATGGGTGCGACTGACAGTCTTCTTTGATCCAGTCAAATATGCCGGATAGCAAATCATTCAAAGGGTCTTACCTACAGTTTCAAGGATGGTATTGAGATCGTCATGATCGCGATTAGTTTCAGTTAACTTGGCCTTGTGTGCAATCTTAATTGCCTTTTTAAGCAAGGCTGGTTTGATTTCGAGTTCTTCGGCCACAGCCTTAACAGTGTCATTAAGGCCCTCGGACAATGTTTCAATTTCGTTCATGACCTGCATGCCTTCATTGATTAATTGTGTAAGTTTAATTTTTGCGTCGCCAGTAAAGGAACGGTCGCTCATATTGAATCTCCTAGTTGATTGACTATTATAGACTGATTGCTTGATAATTTGCAAGCAAAACGACAAAGAAAAATGCTCACTTTAGCCTTCGGGGTAGCGGATCCGTTAGCAGGGCAGCAGCCGCCCGACGCCTTAGGCACAGATAACTGCGACGGTCCTAAGGTGAATTCTAATTAACACCAACTTTGTTTGGCGTCGCCAAAATATTCTCTAGCAAAGCCATTTTGGATAAGCATAGCTCGTAGGCTTTGCCCATTTAACAGAATATCTCCTAATACGCGGCCACCAAACTTGTCCCAATCATAAAGGACAACCTGGCGTTGTTGTGAGTTAGCCACTGCTTGTTTGGTAAATGCACTGGCAGCTTGCCCACGCTGATCTTCTTGTGGGCATTTAGCACGGAATCCTTTTTCGGGTGTGTCAACACCGTAAACCCGAACAGCTAGTTCTGGCTTAAGAGGCTTTGGTAAGAAAGGAGCCGCAATAACCACTGTGTCGCCGTCGTTTACACGAACTATTTGTGCGTCATACACCACACCTTGTGGCTGCTTTTGTGCAAATGCCGGAGTTAGTACAGCAAGCATTAATATTAGAAAGTATTTCATATCTTGATTCCTTTAAATGTATTTACTCATAATTAAAATTTGTACTGTCTCCCAGTGCCCATTTAGGATTGGTTTCGCACACATATTTTTTAGTGCAAACTTTAAAGTCAGGAAATTTTAATTCCTTTGGGTTACTGGCAGCATCAAAGAATAAACAACGATTGTTTGGCTGCGCCGCATATTGGCCATTTTCTAATTCTATAAAATTAAAACTTTTATGATCTTCGGGCCACTCGCTGTAGCTGGTGTCAATTATATTAAGGTCCGGACTCGCGTTATCCACAGTGAACAAATAATTTCCGTGGTAAAAAGATTTATCTTTAGCATAGAACTTACAACTTAGATTTCTTAAAAATGCTTTTTGTATTACAGCGACATCGTAACTAAAGCAGTCCCAGATTTGTAAAGTATCTAAGGGTAAAAATTTTTCACTATCTAAATTTTTTGTTCTACTTACATAGGCATGCAACGGAAGTTTATCATACAAAGCGCCGTAATTGGGTAGATAGCTTTCAATTCGGAATGCTTGACTGCGTAGACTTTTAATGGATACCCAAATACATGGTTCATATTCCCCGTGTCCTTTTTGGAAATCGTATAGAAATTCTTTTCTTACAAAACAATGTATAGGTGGCAAATTTGCAACTAGGAAACTCATTTTAATTCATATGGTGCGGAAATTCTTGACTGAATTTACGCATGATAATTCCAGCTACACTATTGGCTTGATTCTCTTCTGGGCTACCAGTTTGACCGCTTTCGTGATCCAGTTGATCGTTGAGTTTTTGTTTGTAATGAACTAACTCGTGTGCTAGTGTTCTGCACACATCGATTGGATGCCTACCATCGACACTTAATTCAATACCGCGGTCGCTAAAAGATCCAAAGCTAGGTTGGCCATTGTGATCTAGTTTTTTATTGAGATGTATTTTAGGGAGTTTTTTAAGATTTAATTCTGTCATGGCCACAGGCAAAAAATCTTTTAATGCTGCATGCAATGACGAGTAATCTGCAGATTCGTTTACTTTACGTTTTCCGCTTTTCATGTTAGCACACCAGTGTGCCATACGCTGCTTCTCGCCCGATGAATTTTTTGCAATCTTACGAAGTTTGCTTACACTTTGTTTGCAATTAACACCTACACGTTTAGCTAGACCCTTGCGCCCGGGCTTCTTACCGTCAGCAAAGTTTTCCGCCACATCTTGCTTCTGTTTAAAATGCTGTTCACCATGTTTCTTTGCCGCGGCTTGTGCCTGCTGTATTCTATCGTATCTTTTACTTTCCCAGTCACAATTTGGTTCCATGCACTTTGCGTGATAGGCTTTAGTACCATACACTTCAGTTTGAACTATGCCTGCTTTAGCAGTTTGTGATTCTGCTACTTCCACTTTAACATTTTCTATTCGTTTTAATTTATATGAATTTGATCCGGGTTCTTCTTGCTTTTGTACAGTATATCCTAAGCCAGTGGCAAATCGTTGAACCAATCTGTCGTATAATTTTGTTCTGCTACCTGTAGGATCATCTTCTTTAACTGCGGAGAAAAATAAACTTGTAGGTTTTTTCTTCTTTATGAATTGTTGTATTGCATGTAATACTGTGGCAAAGATTCTTTGAGCATCACCTTCGCCAGTTACTGCCTGACTGTTATTTCTATAAAACTCAACCATCCAATTCTTTTTATATTCATTGTTGAACATAATGCTTAGATTGGTGCCATCTGGTAACTTAGCCAATGCGTCATAGTCACCGTAGTCACTTTTTTCCCACTTGAGTGGATATGGTTGGTCAAATCCTTCCACCAAATGTTGTTTTCTAAACTCGTGAAAAAACATTTAACGATCTTTCCAACGCTTGTCGGTAGAACACCAATAACGACCAGTTTCAACAACCTTGGTTTGATACTCAGAATCTGTGTCTGGGCCTACAGCTTGATCATAATCTTTCATGGTCAATGTTTCGCCTGTCTTGGACAGGTCAACTAGATTAGTAACCACATCGTGTAGGTCCATGTCGGTCTTTGCATCTTCCTTGCTATACTCCATAACACGTAGTAGCAATGGCACATCCATTTTTACAGTATCGGTAGGATTTACGTTGGCTTCTTCTAAAGGTGCACTTAATTTTTCGTAATTTCTTAGAGCATACTCTCTAGCATATTTTAGATCGTCAAAACCACCTTGAGCCAGTACGCCGCGATAATTGAGAACTTCGTAACGAACAGCTTGGGTGCCGTCGGGGCGCAATACTTTATACTTACGAATTTTAGGTCGAGGATTTTCGTTATCAACACTTTCGTTCTTGGGCTGCTTTCCGGCCTTTTTCATAGCAATGGCAATGGCTGCTTGTTGTGCAGGACTGCTTGCTTCTGTTACATCTTGTCCGGGATTTTTTGTGGTAGTTTGAGTTGGCTGACCTTTACCATAAGGAAACACTTCTACCCACTTGCCACCTTGTTTTTGAACAAACTTCTTAGGATTAAATTTACTGCGAATAATACCTGCTTGACGCAGAGCTTGTTCTTGTGTCGTGCTCCAACCAGCCGCAACTGCTTGTCGTTCTTGAGCATGTTTCCAACTACGCTGTTTTAGCGTGCCAGACATGCTGTCAAACTTATACCACATATCGCCCTCGTCCCAGGGATCATAGGCTTCGGCGACACCTTGATTGTCGACAAACTGCTTAAACTGTTCAGCACTGGCACGCTTGGGTAGACTATGCCATTTGCCATCGGGGCTTACAGCACCATAGAATGTAACATAACGGTCGTCTTCTTCTTGAGTTTCTATGGCAAATGTCCAGCCTTTATATTTGCCTATGACTTCAGTTTTGGTATCTCCTAGGCCTTCCGCTACACTTTGCTGACCAATTTGAACTAACCATTCTAATTCATCGGTGGCATCTTTAACATCAAAGAATTTAACATTAGAAATCTTTTTCATAGCGAACCATTTGTTGGCTACATCTACCATCCATTTGCGATGTTGTGGATCGTTAATATCTGGTTCGTAATCCCCAGTCAAATTGATCCACAATGGATGTGCTTTGCCTTCGAAATCATAACCTACAAGTTCGCGCCATTCTTTCTCTAATTCGTCGGGCACATACTGATCTAACTCAGTGTCACTCATCCATTCACGGCCAATATCAACTTGTTCTGGTAGGACACCTTTGGGGCCTGCCATTGGCCGAGATTTAATTTGTTTTTTGACAAACTTTTGCATTTCTGGATTTGGTTCATCCTCATCAGGGAACATGGCAAATATTTCTTTTCCAGCCATTCGCAGTTGTTCTAGTTCTTTTTTAGACCATTGGCGTCGGTCCTCTGGTGATTCTGCCACACCTTCGTCATATAATGCGTTTCTAAGCTCATCTTCGGACATGCCAAATTCACGAGCAACAATTTGTATATAATTGGCCGGATCTAGATCTTCAAGTTCCTTTAATCTTGCACGAACTTGTGCTTCTTGTT